CGGTACTGGACGAGACAGACCCAAACCCTACGGACGCGGCACCTACCGCCGCCAATTAGCAGAAGTGTTAGTCGCGGTCGGTTGGTGGCCCAGCGATATTGTGTTTGACTCAAAAGACTTGGCAACGGTCATTAAAGTGCTTAACGAGGCAAATAAAAAACGGAGATGACGTGAACCAAGTGTCAACAAAGATTGAGGTTGTCGGGCTTAAAGATGCCTTGAAGACGCTCAACAAGATTGACAAGTCTTTGCGCCGTGAAATTACCAAGGATTACAAGAAAATCGTCCAGCCTGTTATTGACGACGCCAACAAGCTTGTGCCGTCTCGTGTGCCGTTGTCTGGTATGGCGCGCAACTGGAGCACTCGATCAGGGTTCAAGATGTTGCCGTGGATACCAGGCATGAAACAAAAGATTGCCGCCAAAATCAACACGCGAAACATCAGGGAATACGGTGGCAACAAGTCAAATGTCGGCACGTTTCTTATCCAATGGCAAGGCGCTACTGGCACCATGTTTGACACGTCTATGGAAGGAGCGCTTGGTCGCGCGTTGACTTCCCGTTATGGGAGCCGGTCGCGAGTAATGTGGAAGGCGTACGAGCAACGCCAAAATGATGTCATGTCCGAGATGGAGCAGTTGGTTAAGCGCGTCATGGAAGAAGCGAACAGAGAGACCGCGTAATGGCAATCAATATCCCGATCATCAGCGAGTTTGACGGCACAGGGGTAAAGAAGGCTGTCAAACAGTTCCAGCAACTTGAGACCGTCGGCGAAAAAGCACAGTTTGCTATTAAGAAGGCCGCCGTCCCTGCAGCTGCCGCGCTTGCTGGTTTGGCTGTGGCGCTTGGTGATGCAACCAAAGCAGCGATGGAAGATCAGCAGGAGCAGGCTGCGTTAGCGCTTACTTTGCAGAATGTGACTGGCGCTGGCGCTGCACAAACTGCACAAGTGGAAAAACAGATCAGCGCGATGAGTCGAGCGTCTGGTGTTGCTGATACGGATTATCGCAAGGCTTTAGAAGCTCTTGTGCGCGGTACAAAAGATGTTGGCATTGCCATGAAAGACATGACGCTGGTTATGGACATCAGCACGGCCACGGGCATGGATTCTGCCAGCGTCGCTGACGCGCTCGCCAAGGCATACCAAGGCAACTTTAAAGCGCTTCGCACGTTGTCTCCAGAGATGTCCACAATGATTAAAGACGGCGCAAGCCTCAACGAAGTCATGGACGTGCTTGGTGGGACGTTTGGTGGCGCGACTGCCAAAAGTGCTGAAACCGCTGCAGGCAAAATGAAGATTTTTAAGAACTCAATTGGCGAAACTAAAGAGTCAATTGGTGCCGCCCTGTTGCCTGTGCTTGAAGCCGTGTTACCTGTGCTTAACAAGTTTGCTGCATGGGCTCAAGACAACCCTAAAGCATTTTTGGCTATTGCAGCCGCCATCGGCGCTGTCGCTGCCGCCATCGTGGTCACAAACATTGCCATGGCACTTAACCCGTTTGCTCTGATTGCTGCCGGCATTGCATTGCTGGTTGTTGCTCTTGTGGCCGCATACAACAAGTTTGAGTGGTTTCGTGACGGCATCAAACTAATCGTCAACACCATCACAGGCTTTTTCGAGGGCATGGTCAACGCAGCAGTCACCGCCGTAAACCTGATCATCAAGGCTTACAACTCAATTCCAATTTTGCCGAACATTCCAGAAGCACCAAAACTATCTATTCCGCAACTTGGGGCAAGCGAAGCGCCTCGACCAGCTGCAGGACGTTTAGGCATTCCTCGCTTTGCCGAAGGTGGAATTGTTACCGCGCCAACGCTTGCCCTGATCGGCGAAGCAGGCCCAGAAGCAGTCGTGCCATTAGATCGCATGGCTACGGGCGGCGGCGTAACTATCAACGTGACTGGCGGTCTTGCCACAAGCGCCGAAATTGGTGAATCTGTTGTTAACGCGTTGCGCGCCTATTCACGGAGTGCAGGGCCGTTGGCTCTGAACATTGCCTAATGCCAGGCGTTGCGGTTGTTGATTCAGGTAATTATGACCTGCAAATAGAAACAGGTTTTATTGTTAACGCGTTCACGCTTGACAACGTGACATCTGGTGTTCTTGACAACACGTTCTTTGTACTTGACGGCAACACCGAATACGCCAACGTGATGGCAGATTGCACACAAGTTAGTGTAAGGCGCGGTCGTCGAGATGTTGGCGATCAGTTCAGCGCTGGAACAATGACATTTACTATTCAGGACGTGGACGGCATTTTTAACCCGTTTGACGACAACAGTCCATATTACGACACGCCGCAATCCAAGCCAGGTCTTGCACCAATGCGCAAAGTGCAACTCATCCGCTACGACCTAAGCAACAATGCTCAATACATATTTTCGGGTTATGTGGTCAACTATGACTACAACTTTGCGCTTGGCGGTTTAGACACCGTGACGGTGTATTGCGCTGACCAGTTTTATCTGCTGTCACAGACCTACATGAACGAATACAACGTGAGCGCTCAACTATCGGGCGCGCGCATTACCTCTGTTCTTGACTTGCCAGAAGTTGCGTATCCTGCATCCCCTCGAAGCATTGCCACCGGCACAGTCAACCTTGGCCATGATGCCTCATACACCGTGCCAGCACAAACAAACGTTTTGCAATACATTACCCAAATCAACGAGACAGCCGAGTTTGGTCGCATATTTATGTCACGATCTGGGACAATTACATTCCAAAACCGCATTGGCACAACCCTTAGCGCGTCGGTAGCAGACTTCCATGACGACGGCACCCAAATAAAATACGACGGTCTTGGCATCTCATTTGAAGCGAACGAGGTCGTCAATAGATCTGTGGTCACAGCCTTAGACGGCAAAACAGCGACAGCAACTAACGCTGGGTCAATAGCAGAATACTTTACGCAAACCAGCGCCATTACAAACAGCCTGCTACATGAACAAACTGCTATAGATACCGCAGCTGCCTACCTGCTCCATCCGCAACCCGAGCCACGGTTTACATCTGTGGAAACTAAGTTCCTGATGCTTACCGACGCCCAAAAGGACACGCTGGCAACTGTAGAAATTGGTGACACGATCAGCATTGAAAAGACGTTCCCGAGCGGTGCCGGCACAACCGAGTTGGCCCAAGACTTAAGCGTGGAAGGCATTGAGCATTACTTGGACTATTCCACAGGCCACCGTGTGCTGTACTCAACTGCCCCAACCGTCATCGTTTATGAGCTGATCTTGGACAACGCCACGTATGGCACACTTGACCAATTCAATGTTTTAGGATAGGAGCACTATGCCACTTACTACATACACCGCAGGCGAGGTATTGACCGCAAGTTCCCTGAACTCTAACTTTCAGGCTGCAGGCGGTCTGCAATACATAACCCAAGCAACAATTAGCACGGGCTCAACGTCTATAAACAACTGTTTTTCATCTACCTACCGCAATTATCGGTTAATACTAAATGTCACGGGTGTCTCTGCCGCTTCAGCTGGTTTGTATTTTAGGTTTCGCGTAGGTGGTACAGACAATTCAACTACTAATTATAAAATGGCGTTGGCAAACATAAGCACCACAGGCACAGTTGGTTCAACTGTTGATAACGGCGGCAACGCAGGAACTTTGACATTTGTCGCAAGTGCGAGCCCTGATAACTATTTGACTATGGACATCAACGGACCAAACACCGTAAACAGAACTTTAGGAAGCGTACAAACAATGGGCTACGACTCAACCGCTTGGGTGCAGCGCACGGGCGGTTTCGAGTTTGATGCCGGCACAGTTTTTGACGGAATCACATTTTTCAACAACACAGGAACGATGAATGGTTTGATTACCGTTTACGGATACAGGTACACATAATGGCTACTCCACAAATCACCATCCATGACGCGATAACTGGCGAAAGCGTTGTGCGCGACATGACGAAAAAGGAAATAGACGCGCTTGAAGTAGTTAGTGATATAAAGCCGCCAATTCCGACACCAGCTGACGAATAATGCGATGGATGATCAGATCGTGGTGGCTCTTATCGGTGGTGGTTTCCTTGTATTGGTGGCGCTCATTGGCAAAATTGGCAGCGATAACAAAAAAGACCACGGGCAAGTACACCAAACACTTGGCCGAATAGAAGAAAAGATTGACAACCATGTTGAAAATCACTCCTAAAGACAAAGCAATGTTTGCGAGCTACCTGCGATCAGTCGTCGGCGCGCTAATCGCTGTTTACTCAACTGGCACCACAGACCCACGTGACTACGGCAAAGGCGCAATCGCAGCAATTATCCCACCATTGCTTCGCTGGGTAAACCCTAAAGACTCAGGCTTCGGGCGTGGCGATAGCCAAAGCTAAGCCAGGCGTGCCAAACGCACGCGACTACATAGGCAACGCAGACGGTGCATCAGCAGCGCCACGTGCCGGCATGAACGAATGGATTACGCAAGCAATAGCCGCATCAAATGGTGCGCTTTGGAACAACGGATCTTGGGGTCAACGTGACATGCGCGGTAAGCCAGGTTCTTTGTCAGTTCACGCAACTGGCAGAGCTGTGGATTTGTCGTATCGCAAATCAGAAAAGAACCCGAAAGCAGGACGCAAAGAAGCGCTGGTCTTTATTGACAAACTTGTTGCCAATGCCAACGATCTTGGTTTGCAATGCATTCTTGATTATTTTCCAGAACCTCAAGGTCGAGCATGGCGTTGCGATCGGTACGCATGGCAAAAATATGACAAGCCAACAATCCACGGTGCACCAGGTGGCGACTGGTTCCACATTGAGATAACCCCACAGGCCGCCGACTCGGTGATTTGGGTAAAAGCCGCATTCTTAAAGGTGTTCAAGGAAATCCCACCTAAGGCTTGATCTATGTTCTAAGGTCGGAGCACCGACAAAAGGACAGGCAATGACTGACATCCAGATATTCGACTACAGCGTCTATACGGGAGTGATGGACAACGGTCAAGAAATCTTGGTGCAA